TATTTATTTATGGGGAGCAATGCTCGAAGTTGGTTCATTTCCAACAAGCTATATCAAATCCAATAGCGGAAGTCCTACTACTCGCGCGGCAGAAACTTGCAATAACTCTGGGAACGCAGCTACGTTTAATGATTCAGAAGGTGTGTTGATGGCAGAGATAGCTGCTTTGGCTGATGATGCCGATACTTACAGATGGATTAATTTAAGTAATGGATTGACTTCTAATAGAGTTGCTTTTTATTATCGTCCAGATATAAATCAACTCACTTATTTAATAACATCTAATGGTGCTGCCCAAGTTTTTTCAACTGTAACGCTTTCATCTGCATCTTCATTTAATAAGATACTTGCTAAATACAAGCAAAACGATTTTAGTTTATGGATAAATGGATATGAATTAATAACAGATACAAGTGGAAATGTACCAGTAGGGTTAAATGAATTATCTTTTGATAACGCAGTTGGTGGAGACAATTTCTACGGAAAAACTAAACAAATACAATACCATTCAACCGCTTTAAGCGATTCGGATTTAGAAAAATTATCAAGTTGGACATCTTTTGAAGATATGGCACAATCACAATTATACACAATACAATAGACATGGCGAACACATTAAAATTTGGGAACGGACAATGGGCAACAAAATACGGATCAACGTTAGCATATAACGATGAGAACGGAAATTTCAAGCCTTTGCCCTTTCTTTTTGAAAGGAGAGGAAACGCAACGCGCGTTAATAAAGAGGGTTTAATTGAAATTGTTGGAGAGAAAATTCCGCGAATAGATTACTTAAATAACAGTAATGGTGCTTTGTTGTTAGAACCGAGTCGGACTAATTTAGAAACTAAAAGCAATGGGTTTTCTACTTGGGGAGTTAATAGCAATATAACAAGAACAGCAGATTATATAATATCCCCAGATGGAACATTAAACGGAACACGATTGCAATTTACTGCTAATGGTTTTGCTGCTAACACATCTCAATCATTAGCGACATATACTGTATCTTGTTATGCGAAAAGAAATGATAATGGCACACAAAATGTTGGTTTTTTTACAAATGGCAGTGGTGCAGTAAATAGTGCTTGGGCAGTTACGAGTGAATGGAAAAGGTTTTCATATACTTTTCCCACATTAAATGCAAGTTTTGTGGGAATTGCTGGTGTTAGCGGTGCTGATATTTCAGTTTATGGTTTTCAACTAGAAGGACTAGTATCTTACCCAACAAGCTACATCCCAACACAAGGTGGTTCAGCAGTAACGAGGTTGGCTGATGTTTGTAACAATAGTGGCAATGACCAAGTAATAAACTCAACAGAGGGTGTTTTATATGCAGAGATAAGTGCTTTGGCTGATGATAACAATTTTAAGGCAATAAGCGTTTCTGATTCAAGTTTAAGTGATAGGATTACTTTAAGTTTATATCAAAGTAGTTTGTACGCATATATTTCTGATGGGGGAGTTGCTCAATTTAATGTTAATACGGCAGTTAGTTCTATATCTCAATATCACAAGATAGCAATAAAATACAAAACAAACGATTGTGCTTTTTGGGTAAATGGTGTTAAAGTAGCAACAGATACATCTGCTACTATGCCGACTGGATTAGATAAATTAGCATTTGACAAAGGCGATGGGGGTGATGATTTCTACGGAAATGTAAAAGACATAAGAGTTTACAACACCGCACTAACAGACCAAGAATTACAAGCATTAACACAAGTGTAACAAATACACCTATAATAAAAACAAGAGTAAATAAATAAAAATAAAATGAAAGTAAAAAAATACGAATTTGAAAACGAATCAATTGCGGACGATTTAATCCACGATTTAGGCGTTGAAACAGACGAAGACGGCAACGAATACCCAACACACAAAAACACAATTGTAAAATTGGGAAATATTGTTGTAACACAAGGCGAATACGACGAAGACGGCAACCAAACAAAAGCGCCGGTTTTAGCGGACAAATATTCAATTGACGTTCTTTGGGTTGATTCAGACGATTCAGCAATCGCCGATTGGTCACAATACGAAATTCAAGTTGAAGGACAAGGCGTTCATCAATTTTTTGGAATTAGTTATAGCGCCGATTAGTAAAATATTTATTTCGTATATTTACAAAAAATTTAATAAACTTTAAAATATAAAAATATGGCTACTACGGGAGTTTTTAACGGAACAAATTTAATTTTAACAATTGAGGGCGATACAGTTGGACACACAACAAGTTGTTCAATGTCTTTGTCAATGGACACACCCGAAGCAACAACAAAAGATTCAAACGGATTTTCTGAATATATCGGCGGCGTAAAAGGCGGCGAAATATCATTTGAAGGTTTGATCGCTTATGATGATACATCAAACGCAATTGAAATGGCTGATTTCTTATTGGCACGAACACAATTAACTTGTGTATTTGGAACGGCTGAAACCGGCGACGAAATATATACCGCAGAAGGGTTTTTGTCAAGTGTTGAAATGTCAGCGGAAATGGAAGCGGCCGTCACTTATAGCGGTTCAATTACAATCACCGGCGCAATCACTAAATCAACAAACTAAAACTTTAAAAGTTTATTATTTTGGCCGCCGTCATTTTTTGGCGGTGGCTTTTTTTTATTATTAACGACAAACAAATATTAAAATGGCAAACAAACACAAAGGTTACATCGACATCAATGTCGGTGGCAAAAAAAGAACCCTTCACTTTTCAATGAATTTTTGGTCCGAATTTACCGAGCAATTAGGCGTTCCATTACACGAAATCGGCGACGTATTTACAAAAGGTATTTCAATCAAAGGTTTGCGTGCATTGGTTTACGCCGGTGTATTGGCAAACGATCAAGAACAAGGCAATGAAATTGACTACAATATTTTCAAGGTTGGAACATGGCTTGATGATTTAGAACCGGATAAAATTAATGCCATTGTTGAAACAATGTTGGAATCAAAAATTTTAGGAAATAGTTTAACCGGCGAAACCAAACCGTCGGGAAAGCCGAAGCCGTCAAAGAAATAACATTCAAAAGTTTAACCGATTATTATATTGGTTTAATAGGCGTACAACCAAACGATTTTTGGCGGCAAACGTGGCGTGAAAATGCGCTATTAGCGGAAAATTACCATAACAATATAAATTTGAATTGGGAACAAACCCGCTATTTAGCAGCAATGATTCACAACGTTAATTGTCAAAAGAAATCACAAATGATAAAACCCGAACAATTATTTGAATTGCCGGTTGACAAAAAACGCAAAAAAGAACGTGACAAACCAAAGTCAACGCGCGAACAAATGGAAGCGTTTGAATTAAAATATAAATCAATGACAAAGAAAACGACGCTAAAATAAAAGCGTCTTTTTTTTTGTATTTTTGTTTAAAATATTCTTTATGGCCGAATCAAATCTTAAAATTAACATTACCGGCGATTCGTCGAAACTAAAAAACGCTTTAAGTTCCGCAAATTCACAAATGAATGCTTTCGGAAAAAAAATGCAAAGCGTTGGACGTTCAATGTCAACACAATTAACTTTGCCAATAGTTGCGGCGGGTGCTGCGGCTACAAAATTGGCGTTGGATTTTGACAAGTCAATGTCGCAAATAGAATCTTTGGTTGGCGTTGCTGCGGACGAAGTTGCAAAAATGGGCGAAGCCGCCAAAACAATGGCAACAGAAACAGGAAAAGGCGCAAATGAAGCCGGTGAAGCGTTGTTTTTTATTACTTCAGCCGGTTTAAGAGGTTCGGAAGCTATGGACGTTTTAAACGCGTCTTTAAAAGCGTCGGCGGTTGGATTAGGCGAAACAAAGACAATTGCAGATTTAGCAACGTCAGCGATGAACGCCTACGGCGTGGAGAATTTAAGTGCAACGGCTGCAACAGATGTTTTGACGTCAGCGGTTCGTTTAGGTAAATTAGAAGCGTCTGAATTAGCCGGTGCAATGGGCGGAGTAATTCCTATTGCGTCAAATATGGGCGTTGGGTTTGATCAAGTCGGTGCGGCATTGGCTGCAATGTCAAAGACAGGAACAAACGCGGCAAACGGTGCAACACAATTAAACGCCATTTTAACAACAATTGCAAAACCAACGGCGGACGCCGAGGCTGCATTTAACAAAATGGGTTTCACGTCCGATTCATTAAAAGAAACATTAGCCGAAAAGGGTTTAATGGGGACGTTGTCAATGCTGAAACAAGGTTTAGACGCGACCGGTCAAGAATTTACAGACATTGCGCCAAATGTTAGAGCATGGAAAGGGGTTCTTGATTTAACAGGTTCTTCAATGAATGATAACATTGCATTGTTTGACGAAATGACAAGGGCAACCGGTGCAACTGATGAAGCGTTTCAAAAGACGTCAAAATCGGCATCATTTCAATTTACAAAAGGAATGGCGACAATGAAAAATTCCTTAATGGAAATAGGACAAATAATTTTGCCGGCGGTTGTTAAAGGGGTTACAAAATTGTCTAATTTCATAAAAGGTTTGTCGGATAGTTTTAAAAATTTATCGCCACAAACACAAAAAATCATTTTATCATTAACCGGTATTTTAGCGGCGGCCGGTCCGATGCTTATAATATTCGGTAAAATAATGACGGGACTTTCGGCGTTAGGACCAATACTAACAATGGCCGCGACAGGATTCAGAGTTCTAACAATGGCCATGGCTGCAAACCCTATTATTGCAATTGCGGGCGCTATTGCTTTGGTTGTAACGGCTTTAAATAGCTATACAAAGGCGCAAAAAGAAGCGACGGCGGCATCAGTTGCGGAATTAGATACAAAAGGAATTGACGACCGTTTAAAGGCCGCTGAAGAAGAATTGGCGTATTTAGATACAATTGAAGGAAAAAGACGTTATTCGATAAGCGCTCAAAAAGCAATGAACAAACGTTTGACAAACGAAATTGCTTTATTAAAAGAACGTAAATCTGTTTTAAAAGAACAAGCGGAACTTGAATCAAAAGACGTTGAAACCGCTACAACAGACGCCGGAGTTGGAACAGAACCAATTACAGTTGACATTACGCCGGTTGTAAATCCGGAAGACGCGAAAGCGGCTGCGGATAAACTTAAACAATTACAAAGTCAAATAAATGATGCGTTAGTCACAAACGACCGCGAAGCGTACAAGAAAAGACGCGCGGATGCTATTGCGCATTATGACGCTTTAATTAAAGACGAAAGCACATCATCACAACAAAGATTGGCGTTAGTTATTGCAAAAGCGGCAAAAGTCAAAGAAATAGACAACGCAGAAAAAGAACGCAAAAAACAAATTGAAGAAGACAAATTAAACGAGGAACGCAACCAACAACAACAATTGTTGAATTTAAAACAACAAATTGCAGACGCCACAAACGCAAGTGAGGAAGAACAAAAGGCGTTAGAAATTCAACGAATACAAGCTAAATTTGACGAATTGCGACGTTTAGCGGCCGAACATCAAATATTGACGGCCGAACAACAAGCGGCATTTGACGAAGCGCAAGCCGAAGCCGAAGCGGCCGTTTATGAGGAAAAAAAGGTTCGTTTTATGGATTTTATGATGTCAATGCAAATGGCAACAGATTTGGCGCAAAAAATTGGACAACAAGTTGACGCATCATTTGGCGCGATTGGAAGTGCGATTACAAACGCTTTTGGCGGCGCACAATCAGCAATGGGCGCATTTGTTGGAACATTAGCAAAAGACGCATTACAAATAGTTGGACACAATTTAAAGGTTGCAATGTCGAACGGAATCACCGGTGCAACACAAACCGCAAAAAGTTTTGGACCGGCTGCGGCGTTTGTTTTACCTGCATTGATTGCAGGCGCAACCGCTTTAATTAGTGGGAGTTTTGCAAAGTTTGCCGACGGTGGTATTGTTAGCGGTCCAACAATGGGATTAGTTGGTGAATACCCAGGCGCACGTTCAAATCCCGAAGTCATAGCGCCGTTAAACAAATTACAAGGAATGATTGGTGGCGTTGGTGGCGGCGGAAACGTTAACGTTACGGGTTCAGTTCGTGTTGACGGTCAAGATTTACTTATTGCAATTGAACGCGCTAATGAAACGGCCGGTCGAATATATTAAAATAAAATTATGGCGTACGGGATTAAATACCGATTAATATTTTCCGATGTTTTAGGTTACGGAAAAAAAGTTGAAATATTAAAAAAAGATTATACCGGTGACGTATTGCCAATGGTTGGTGGCTCAAATCCCGTTCAAATATCGTGGCAATCTTCAGACGATTTTTATAAACCCATTATTGGTTCAAAATGTACTTTGCAACTAATGGTCACCGATGACGTACAATATGACGATTTTTATAAGTTTGACGAACGCGAATATAAGGTTGTTGTTTACTATGCAAAAACACAAGCGGAAAATTATTCAAATAGGGTTTATGGTGATTTTGGAACAGTCGAATCAATTGGTTGTGTTGAAAGTCAAATCGCTGATTTTCTAACATTATCAACTGAATACGAACGTCGTATTTATGACGATGGCGGAACTGTTGAATCAATTAGTTGTGTTACTTCACAACTTGACGATTATAAAGTTTATAGTTGGCAAGCATATTGGTCCGGATTTTTAGTTGTTGACCGTTACAAAGAAAAAATGATTTCACCGCCTTTTGGTGTTACATTTAACGCATTTGACGGTTTAGGAACATTAAGTAATTTTCAAGCACCTTTAAAGGAAACATACGACGGAACACCCGGTGTTTATTATAATGATGCCGAAAGAATTGATTTAATATTGTCAAATTTGGATTTAGGTTTAGATGTTTATTATATTAATGACATTCAACGCGACAGAATTGTTGGAAGTACAATATTTAATTTCCCGGAGTTTACAACATTTCCGCCAGGTTTAAAAGAGCAAATAAATGGTTATGATATTTCTAATGCAAAAGATCAATTAATATTATTGTTGTCAAGTTATAACATGAGAATTTTCCAAAGTCACAACAGATGGTACGTTGTAGAGGCATCAAATGTTTTTGATAATTATGTAAAAGATATTATATATAATGAATTACAAACAACGGGAAATGTTCCTACATATATAAGAAAGAAAATAACCGTACAATTACGAGATACAAAAGAAGAATATTTAAAAAATTTAATATATGTTGATGGTACATTTAAAACTGAATCAATTCAAAATTTATTATATGAGGCGCCAAGTAAATTAATCCCTATTAAAACGGATTTGTCAAAAGAGTTTTTACAACCAATAAATAAAATTATAACCGACGAAGTTAATAATAATGTGACAAATGCCGATTTTAACGCGGGATTTGAATACGGAACAACCGGCTTTTCATTGAGTGGAACTGCGCCAAATGGTGTGACTTATAGCAACAGGGCGGAATTAAACGAGGGCGGCGTTGTTTTACAAGGGAATAAATCATTAAAATATTCAGTTACAACACAATTTCCAAATTTGACGCCATTTTTTCAAATGGAAACTTTTCGAATTTCTAACATTTTAAATGAAATAGAAAATTATAAATTAAAATTTAGTTATTACGTTGAAATTGATTCAACAACAGATTCGCCAATAACAAATAAAATTGAATATTGGGCGCGAATGATTAGGGTTGCAAATACTTCACAATATAGAGATTGGGACAATGAAAATAAACGTTGGGTTTCTGAAGATGAGTTCCCAAGTTATGCAACAAATTTTGCTGAACAAACTGATTTCAATAAATGGAAGGAAGTAACGGTTAGTTTTAATACTGAAGATTTAGATTTTACTAATGTTGAAGTTGACTTTGTTTTGACTTTTTGTTCAACACAATGCACCGATTCAAATTATATAACAACTTATTTTGACAATATACAAATAGTTTATGATGATGGAATTCAGAGTAATACAAAAAGGGATTTAATTACTGAAATTGACAACAATCAAATTTATACAACAGAAAAAACAATAAAACGTCAAGTTCCGGTCAACGAAAGCTATAAAGGTTTTTTAAGAACGCGCGACAATTACGGAACGTTTTCAACAACAAACTATTTTAAAAATATTTATGAAATAGAAAATCAAAATATTGCTAACGACTTCAGAGAGTTTGTCACACGTTACGACGGTACATTTAGAAATGAATATAAAAAACCATTGTCAATGCACAACAAAATTTGGTTTAATTGGTTGAATTATGAGAGTGATCCACAGTCAACAATTATTGATGGATTGTCTTATAATTTAAAAAGCGCCGAATATAAAATAAAAGCACATTTACCAAACGACGACGATGATGTTGACGTAATTAACACCATAAAATAAGACATTGTTTTTGTTTGTCGGCCGTCGTATTTTCTTATGAATTGCGGCGGTTTTTTTGTAAATATTTTTTTTATTTGAAAATTATTTTTTATTTTTGTAGTCAATTATAAAAAAGAAAACAATGTTTGAAACCCAATTCAAGGCGGAAATGAAACGCCTTAATTTAAAACGTTATGACGTTTGCGAATTACTACAATGCACAATGCCAACGTTAAAATCAAGACTACAAAATCCGGAATCATTTACCATTGGCGAGGTCATTATTTTGCAAAGTGCGGATTTTAATTTGTCACAATTTGAATTAAAAATAAACGATTAAATTTTAGAAAATGAAAACAATAAACATCAAAGGAAAAAATTACATTACAGTTAACGAGAGGTTAAAACACTTCAGAACAGAACCAACATTTGAGGGTTGGCAAATCAACGAACAGTTGGTCCACATTGACGAAAAAGAAGGTATTTTCAAAGTCACAATTTGCGATACAAAAGGCGTTGAAATGGCGTCAGCGCATTCGCAGGAATATCGCGATTCGTCCTATATAAACAAAACATCGTTTGTTGAAAACGGTTTCACGTCAGCATTGGGCCGCGCATTGGGTTATTTAGGCATTGGCATTGACACGTCTATTGCGTCAGCTAATGAGGTTCAAAACGCCGTTAAAAATCAAGACAACGACAATAGAAAGTGGTTAACAGAAGCGCAACTAAATGCAACGTTAAAAGCTACAAAAGAACAAGCGGAAAAGGTATTGTCCGGCTTTAAAATGAAAAAAGAATACCGAGAACAAATAATTAATAAATTTAATATCTAAAATCAAAAACAATGAGTTACGAACACAAAAACGGAAACGGTAGTTTATTTAAAAACACCAACAAGACAAGCGAAAACCAACCGGATTATTCGGGTTCAATCAAGTTGCAAGACGGCACGAACCAACAAATCGCGGCATGGGTTAAGGACGGCGCAAAAGGCAAGTTCTTTTCAATTAAATTATCCGATCCATACGTTAAGCCGGAAACGGCACAAGTCGCCGAAACAAGCGACGATTTGCCATTTTAATCGACCAAATGACAAACAAAACGAAAAGCGGTTTCAGATATGAGGCCGTTTTTTTTATGTTAATGTTTTGTAAATTAAAAATATATTTTTAGTTTTACACTATTAATTTTAAAAATGAAAACAATGAATATGGAAACAATGTATTTTTTGTATTTGCGGATTGATGCAATGCAAAAGAAAATCGAAAAACTTGAAATGACTATTTCAGAATTAAACGGACAATTTTTGGTTGACCGTAATATTGACGCGAAAAAATTATTACAATGAAAGCACAATTTGATAAATATAAAAGAAATGATTTTGTGATATATATTGGCGGAAGCGAAAGCAAATATTTGACTAATGGTCAAAAGTACCGTTTGACGTGTTCGCCTTTTAGAAATAGGATTGCAATAATAAATGACAAAGGAATTAGAATGAACACATTAAAAAAGTATTTTAAATTATGAAAACACAATTTGATTCAAACGAAAAATATCATTCGTCGCCTGGAATCAGCGCGTCGGGTTTAAAAGCAATACATAAAAAATCGGTATATCATTTTTTAAATCAAAAACCATTTGAGAGTTCAGCAATGGCGTTGGGAACTGCGGTTCATTGCGCAATGTTAGAACCCGAAATGTATTACAAAGATTTTCACGTTATGCCGAAAATTGACCGCCGAACAAAAGCGGGAAAAGAACAATTCGCCATTGAACAAAAAAAGGCCGAAGGTAAAAAATTAGTTTCTTTTGATGACCACCAAAAAATCACTAAAATATTGGACAACTTTCGCAATCATGATTTGGCGCAACAATATTGCAAGGGTGAAATCGAGTTATCACACTATTTAAAACACGAAGGTTTGGACGTGCGCGTTCGTCCCGATTGTTTGAACCGCGTCGAAAACTTTATTTCAGACGTTAAAACGTGCCAAGACAACGCACCAATGGCGTTTCGTCGTGATGTTTATAAATACGGCTATCATTTACAAGCGGCTTTTTATATGGATATGTGCGGCGTTGATTCCTTTAAATTTATTGCCGTTGAAACCAATTATCCGTTTTCGGTTGAGGTGTACACATTAAGCGATGAAATGATTGAGCAAGGGCGCAAAGCGTGGAAACGTGCGTTTGCCGATTGGAAAATATATTGTGACACCGGAATTGTTTCGGGTTATATTTGGAATGATTTTCACGATGATGGTAGTTTAATATTATAAAATAAAACAATGAAATTAGAATATTTAGTAAAAAAAGTAAATAAACATTTTGAATGTGACATAACAACAAACACCCGCGAACGTGATATTGTTATGGCGCGGGGTGCATTCTTTTGGCTTGCAAAACACGTCAGCAAAAAATCAGTTAAAAAAATCGGTGAAGCCGTCGGACGTGATCATGCGTCGGTTGTTTATGGTTTGAGAAATTTTAACGATTGGTTGAGGTTTGACGAATTTTTTAAGTCAGAGTTTGAAAGTTTAAAAATTCAAATTTTGTCAGATTTCAAAGCGGAAAAATTAACGCCGGAATCAATGTTGTATAAATATAATAATTTAGTTATTGAAAACGATATTTTAAGAAACGAAATAAAAAAATTAAAAAGGATATAAAATGCAAATAAAAATCAAAATCAAAGAGGTCAAAAAAGACCATTTCGAATTGTCATTTAAAACGTATAAACACGAATTAAGTGGAACGTTTGAAAAGGCAGAACTGCGAAACATTATTGAAACATTAGACAACGCAATAATATAATGGCGAACCCTTACGAAAAATATTTGGGCGGTGAAGATAAATTGCAACGGGCAATCATTAATTATTTAATAATGCAATACCCAAACGCGATATTTACGCACCCAATGAATGAGGGTAAACGAAGCAAGTTCGAACAGTACAAAATGAAGTATTTAGGCGCAAAGCCTGGTATTCCCGATTTATTGATATTTACACCAAATAACGTTTTTAGCGGTTTAGCGGTCGAATTAAAATATAAATATAACAAACCTACGGACAACCAAAAAAAGTGGCTTAAATGGCTCGAAAATTGCAATTGGGCCGTATATTGGACAAATGATTTCGACGATTGCGTGAATGTCATTGACAAATACTTTAAAAATGAATTAATCAACCAACCAAAAAAATGAAATATCACACAGTTTACTTTGACGCGGAAAATCAAAAAATCCGTTTCACACAATCATCGCCAGATAATTTAGCGGTTACTTATGAATATGTAGGCAAATCAACGCGTGTTGAATTCGACTTATTAATTGAATTACTATGGTACAAATACGAGGATGGCGAAATTCCTTTAGATCAGTTAAAAAAGATATTCGACGAACTGCGTTCCTTTTGTGACGACATAAAATATAATTTGATTTTGTGAAATAATTAATTATTTTTGCTTTATGCGTCGCGGCATTAAAAAATTTTCAATACCCTATTGATGAAGCGACCGCGACCGCCGATTTGATAGGGTTATTTTTTATATATGGAATACAATAAGATTTACAAACCGAAAAAATTTGAACGCTTTACAGTTGTTCCGAATGCTATATTTCGCCACAAAGGTATTTCAGCAACGGCAACGGGTTTATATTGT